GCGCCCAGCGAGTCCCGCGAGGAGCGTAGTCGACTATCTTGAACCAGTCTCGCTTGAAGAGACCACCACCACGAGGCGATGGCCTCTGCTGGAACTGACCAGCGACGGCATATGGTCCCGAGATCGACATCATGACTTTCTTGTCACGCTCGACCACTTCGCGAGGGAAGCGCTCCGGGAACAGCAGTTCGTCGACCTCGGTCCTTGGGTCTTCAAAACCAATGCTCGTGTAGCACTTCCGATCTGGTTCGTACTCCATCGGCAGGTTGAGGTGCTCGTATCCGAGTCCCTCTTCCATAATGATACCTGCAGGATCGCGCTCGTGTAGACGCTGCATGATCATAACGATAGCGTCACGAGCAGGGTCGTTGAGGCGGGAGGGGACGGCTTCAGTGAAGGTCTCAGCCACCTGCTGAATCACGGTGGGCGAGCGAGCGTCGTCGACCGACAAAGGGTCATCGATGGCGAGTCGATGGCCACGAGAGCCGGTCAGAGAGGTGAACGACATGGCTTCGCGGAATCCCCGCTTGTCGTTCTCGAACTTGATCTTTTGATCTTGACCAGGGTCGATCTGGAACTGGGAACCCCAGCGAGATTGATACCACTCGCTCTTGATGAGGTTCCGTGTCTTCTGGGAGTCGCGGACTGCCAGGTCTTGTTTGTGTGAGGTCCCAAGGTACCGAACCCAAGGCATTTCCTTGGGACCCCACTCCCACGCGGTCCAGAAGACCCCCGTGAGAAGCGACTTCATCATCCCCGGAGGAACAGTGATGAGGAGTCGATTCAGTTGTCCGTATGTGACTGCTTCAAGGTGGTCACAGATGGCGTCGAGCGCCCAGCCCCATTTGAGTTCGGCTCCGGGTTCAAGGACATGCCATCCTTGTTTCGTGAAGCCAGCCAATGTCTGGGATTCTGCTCGCTCTTTGCGTCGTTTGAGGACTTCAGCGGCTGCTTGCGCACGGGTGACCATTACTGGTCCTCTTCCGTGATGTCTTCGCACTCACCGTCGATGATGATGCCCTCGAGCTCCTCGTCACTCATGTCTTCGAGCGACTTCGTCTCTCGCGTGATTTGAATCTCTTGTTTCGGAGTGCCCAGACCACGAGTCTCGGCATCGCGCAACATCGTGTTAACATCGCCACTGATGAACTTGAGGATCGCCTGCTGTGCCTCGGCGACTTCTTCAGGTGTAGCCTCGGGATCATACATGATGGCGTATTGTGTCGCAATCCGTGACTCCAGTGTTTCCAACAACATGGCACGCACGCGAAGGGCAGTCTTCGCGTTGATCCGTCCCTGAGCAGCATCTTTGTTGCTCATCTTGAACAGATTGCTGTTGCCATGTTCGCCCTTTACCCACCGGGTGGCAACCGATCGGGGCGACTGGATCATGGCACGAGGGATGTCGGTCTGGGTCTTTGTTTGAGGCATGGGGTTCGTCCTCGGTTGGTCTCAGAATATGAGTGCACCCATGGAATCAGCCAATTCCATGGGTGCAATAACCCTAGCGGGTGCGAGCGAATTGGAGGGGTGAGGGCTCCTCATCGCCGGGCGCGACCCGAGGGTCACTCATCCAGGAGGTCACTTCCCCGCCGAGGGCAGACTCTACGACCGAACTATCCTCAGAATAAACGACGGATAACTGGAAGTAAAGCGATTTTTTATGCGCGACGTAAATTATTTTATGGCGTCGAGGTCACACAATGGTGCAGTGACTGGAAATGGGTGGTTGTCGACCCACACGAGAGCAAACTGGTCTCGCGTCTCTTGGACCGTGCCCATCTTCGATTGTAACTCACCCACCACAAACTTCACCCGCACACCTCGGGACAGCGGGGGGAGGTCGGTGACTCCACGGCGCTCGAGACTCATGGCGTAGAACAGCTGTTCCTCGGGCACGCACATGGGTTGTCCGGTCGTGGGTGATGTGAGGTAATGGTGGGTCCAGCGTTCCTTGACGAGATTGAGGTCTGGTATCGCTTCAGGACGCACAAATGCGTAGCCTGGGTACATGAGGACGGAGTGTGGCTTCGGGCGTCTGCTCTCGCGCGTGCGGCGATACACTGTCATACGAGGGCGAAGCAGGTGCCGTGGCTGACCGGCATTGACGAATGCGTCGAGTGCCTCGAGGTTTTCGTTGCTGGAGCGGATGACGTGATAGTGGGTCATGACTTGCTCCGGATGAAGTCACGGAGAGTATCACTGTTCCAGGGGTATCCCGCCTTGCGTCGCTGACGAGAGGTCATGGTCTTCCATACAGGAGGAAGAAATGGTGATGCTTGTTCCACGAGTTCGTTGAAGGAAGACGTGTGTGGGTCATCCTTCTTCTTGGTCTGATCGAGGGGGTGCTTGAATTCTTGTTGGGAACGGAGGTCCATGTTACATGAGTCCTTCGTTGGTGAGAATGAAGACGATCAGGTCTAGACTGGTCCGTGGCCAACGGTTCTGCTTTTTCGTGCGGCGATCTGCAGTGAGGAATTCCGGGGGCAGGTATTCTGCTGCGATGCTGTGGAGCTGTGCGAAGCTGAGGCGGTGGAGCTCTATGAACCGCTCCTTGTTCTCTTGCGTTGGTACAGGTGTGTAGTTTTCGGGGATGATAGTCATGGTGCGGGGTCCTTGGGTCCAGGAACATACCTATCTGGTAGTATAGCGCGGTTCAAGCCTGAAATCAAGTGGTTTTAGGGTGCATAAACGGTGATATAATATCATAAAATACCCTCTGAAATACTATAGTAAACAACAGTACTCTTTATTAATTATTGGAACCTAGCGCCCGGAGTGCTCGCATAAGGCCCGCGTAAGGCCGAAAGTAATAATCCAATAATAACAGGGAAAAAGAGCGATGTTTTAGCGAAAATCAGACGAAAAACACTAATATTGGTTAGTTATTGCTTTATTTCGGAAAATATTGGTTCACGTAAGGTCGGAAATAGGAACTAATATCAGTGCCCTCTTTAATGGCGCGAGCGGGGAGATAGAACTTTCGAAGTGTCTCCTATGCATGGATGCGTTATGGTGCTGGTTGCAGTTGTCTTTGGAGTGTGGTTGGTTGAGGTTGGAGTACTCCCCGCTCCTTCCATTCTTCGTCGGCGGAGCTGTGGGCTTAAAACGCGGGTCGCAGGGTGTCCTCACCGGGGCGGAGGGTACCGCGTTACCCTAGCGGGGCTGACCAAGGCTAGAAAGTCTGTTTTTAGGTGCCAAAAATCTGGGTAAACGCTAGGGGCTAACCCGCTAGGCGTGGCGCGGGCGGCTGGCCTTAATCATTTGACTTTGGAAAATGTTGCAAATATGAATTTCTGAGATGAATCATTAAGATTTGAAAAGTTGCACGCTGTCTCGTCTGCGCCTGCACCGCTAGGGGTGGGGGGTGGGGGGCGGTACCCCGGCCCCGATAGTTTAACGTTAAACTAGTTTAGCGGCCCGCCTAGTTAGCGGGCCGCCGGGCTTAACCCTTTACTTTTCGAGAACGATAAAGTTACGGGCGAGATCAAACTTGATGTCCGCCGTAGCTACGCCCGGCTTATCGCCTTTAGCGGCGCACGCTTTAACGTAGTCACCTACCGTCATTTTATCGCGGTAAAGCGCGAAGCGCGTAGCGGCTTTACCGCGCTTAGGGTTGAGGATAGCGCCCTTAGCGTCGATAAGCTCGGGGTTAACGCGGATAATTGCGTTATCCGGGTAAAGCCGGTTAGCGGCCATTTTACGACCGAAGATAACCGGCTGGAAAGCGGGCGTGGCTTCGTTAGCGGCGGGCGTGGCGGCGGCGGGTTTAGCGGTAGCTTGTGCCATAGTATCTTATCCTATCTAGGGGCGCGTTTAGCGCGGGGTTGGCGGAAGGGCTCGGCTTCGTCGCCTTCCGTACTTATAGATATACGCGCCCTTAGCGGCTTATACAAGTTAATAAATGCTAATTTAGCGCCCTTAGCGTATATTAGCGTCCGCTTATATTCGGCGCGCACCTCTGCGCCCATGACAGCGCATATCATATATACATGTTGCCATGACAGGATGCTATGTTGCTGGCACGGATGCACGGATCATGGTCCCCGCAACCTGGCACTCGAGAGAGCGCACTCGAGACCGGAAGAGAGCTCAAGCTGGAGCAGGCCACGCAGTCAAGCGCAGCCCACTCGAGAGACCGGGAAAGAGCTCAGGCTGGATGGATCAGAGCGACATATTCATCAGCACTGGCATGGAATGTAACCACATCCTCGCACAGTTCCATTACACGACCGTCAGCCAGGACAGTGACCACCGCAGTGGGTCCATTGTGACATTGGTTGGTGGAGGTCACGGACAGCCATGCCCAGTCAGATTCAACGGAGTATTGACCACGGGCCACAAGAGTAGCAGCCAGAGCTTCAACAGCGTCAGGATTCATCACCAGTTGGTCAGTCATATCAGTTACCCTTCAGGTTTAGCGTTTAACTACCCTTATACCTTAGCCCCTGCTTATACTGACGTAAAGTTCTTTAGCTATGATGGAGTAAAATGATTCATGACAGGATGACAGCATGATGTCGTGTTGTGCTCCGTGGAGCATGGTCCAGCAGGTGTCGTGCACGGTTCGTGGTCCTTGGATCAGACGACTGCTGGCAGCTGTGGACGATCCCTGGCCGGAGCACTGGATCGTCTGTCATGATGCTTGAGATCGGACTCGAGATCAGGCTGTTTTAGGGCCAGGGGTGCGGCTGCTTGGAGCTTGGGTCTTGAGGTGGTTGGCTGGTCCCTGAGCCCCTTGCCCTACACCATGACGGACATTTCAAAACCCAAGGAACAAGGCCCAAGCACCGCCCAGCTAATAATCATTATTATCGCAGCTAATAATCAGAGGACCAAGGACCAAGGTCCCCAAGCGACCAGCCCTCTTTCACCACACTTCAACGATAGCCTAGCCCTATCGAACCAAGCTACATCATTAAAGGATCACTTATGGTAACAGGTAAAATTTATAGTCGAAACCATGTTCAAAAATGCGCGTGACAAACGTCTCAACGCAGGACCATAGCCATCAGCCTCCCAGCCCCTCCCCGCATCCCCGTGTGCAACCAGAATGGTCACACAGTGCGGGGAGCGTTGGTGGACGGTTTGGATCACTTGTTGATAAGAATGAGGAGAGCGAGCAGAGTCAGCAGGCGAGTGAACTCTGCGTCTTTGTCTTTGCTTGATTCGACCATGAGCAGCCAAACGACACTGACCGCAATCCAACCCAAAGCACATACTGTGAAGATAGTAATCAGCATTTCGGGAACCCCAGCATCTCAAGTTCAGTCTGCGTCGGCTTGAGGAAGAAGTGGACGAGGATGTGCTCGTAGCACACGGACAGCGGGAGGTCAACCTGGACCCATTGTTCACCCAGTGACCAGCTGTGACTGTGTGTGCTCTTCAGGTCCTCGGGCCGATATCCGTTCTTCTCGAGTCGATCCTCAAGCTGTTGGAGGTCGCTGTGCTTGTGCGTGTTCATGGCTCGATACCATATGTTGCGCGCATCATGCGCATTTGGTAATCAGCCTCGATTCGGGCATCCTGGGCCCGAATGCGGAGGTCCTGCAGC